TTGCTATGCAGGATGGTGAAGTCGTGGTGGTCGAGCCCTTCACCGGGCCTCCTGAGTCGCCCTGGTGGCTGCCGACACAAGTTGTCATGGTAGAGGGTGAGTCTGGCGTCTTTGCCTACGGCGAGGTCACTCCGAAGGTTCAAGTGGGTGACCGCGTTGTAGTGGGCCAAACCATCGCAGAGGTAACGCCCGTCCTCAAGCCAGGCGACGAGCGGACCGACATCCCAGGCCACTCGCGCTTCATGCTGCACCTGGAGCTGTACCGCCCGGGGACGCGTTCCACCACGTGGTGGAAGCGTGGCGAGCCTCAGCCCGAGTCTCTACTGGACCCCATGCCTTTCTTGGTTCGCGCCTGGAACGAACGGAGCATCTACCGCAATGAGCACGAGAAATCTTCCCACTGACCCGAATCAGTACACGACATTCTTGCTGTACACCGGGTACGTGGAGAGCAATGCGGCGTGCCCCGTCGTGATTTCCATGAGTCGGGACCACCAGTTCAAGGAAGCCGCAACCTGGAAGGAAGCGTGGGAGATCGCCTTCTTCTCGATGCGTGATGTCTTCCTCAAGACGCTGAAGCAGTTCCACGGTTTCGCGGAGGACGGTGCAGTCGAGCCCCGCGACTGCTGCAAGGTCGCCCTGAAAAAGAAGAGGCCTCCCCGCTTCTGCGAGGATTGCGGAACCAACCTCCGCGACCTCGATTCCAAGCGCTTCCCCGAAGATGAGGATGCTCGTAAGCATCTCGTCTACGAAGTTCTCAGCGAGCTTCACGGGGCAACCAATGACTCTTGGGGTGGGGAGCTTTGGGAGTTCTCCGACCAGAGAGGATGGGTGATTCCTGGGCACATGGAGCCTGGGGTCATCACCATCGTCCACGAGCACGCTGAACGTCTACTGGCCAACTACGAACAGGAAAAGGACACATACCTATGGGACAAGGACGAGCAATTCTGGAGCAGCGTCGGGTTCATGCAGACCCTCAACCGGCAGGATCCCTGAGGGTCGACGCCGAGTACTTCCGCTGCAGCAAGCTGAATTGCTCCTTGTCCAGAGCCATCTGCGGGACGCGCTTCCTCCACGCGGAGGACGTGAAGCTCAAGAAGGACGGCGGCGTGTCCAAGGACCAGCAGGTCTACATGCCCTGTCGCGGCTGTGACGAGGGCCGGGTTCACTCCAAGCTCGTCACGATCGCCCCCAAGAAGCTGAAGACGGTTCGCCTGGGTCACGCGATGACAGGTACGGCGGCGTGATGTACCGAACGGATTGCGGCCCCAAGATTGAGTGCTTCTCCTGTCGAGCCGTTGTCGCGGCCGACCAAGGTCGGAAGCTGGGCCCTCCGTTCATGAAGACCGAGACAGACTTCTGCGAAGGCTGCTATCGCAAGCGCCTGGAGCGCGAGTTGAAGGCGGTCACCGCCTATTCTAGGGGAGAGTGATGCCCATCCTTGAATCGACCGGCATCGCGGACCGAGCGTTCTGCGCCAGCTTCCTGGTCTTCAGCGGCGTGAATTCGGTTCGCCGAAAGCTGGAGGAGTCTGGAGAGTACAAGGCTCTCTTGATGCGTCTTCGGGATCCAGAAGCACCAGCACAGCTTCTACGAGAAATTCGAGAAGCCCTCTTCACTCAGAGGGAGCCTGGCTTTCTACACCCGATGGACATCGCGGTGTTTGCCTCCATGCTCGCTCTTCAAGAGCGTGGACTCTACGACCCAGGTCAGTGGCAGCCGATGCTTGAGACGTACAGCGAGGAGCTGCACTACGGCCACTACCGGCCGAAGCCCCCTGAGATCGTCACCTGACTACGGGCCACCGCCGCCGTCTCCGCCACCTGCGTCGCCTCCGACTCCAGGCGTGACATCGAGACCGTCAGCAATTGAGCCGGCCATGTCCTTCCGCTTTTTGCGCTTCTTCTTGGCAAGAAGGAGTAGATAGGCAATCTTCTCAAGTCGGTGGGCTACAAGCAGAAGTCGTTCGTTGCTCATGGGTCAATCCCCATGGGTAGATAATGGCCTACAGATTTCTTCTGAGCTACGCTCTGTAAATGGTGGATGTGAAGAAGGCCAAGCCTGCAGAAAAGGAAGAGGAAGCCTTCTTTCAGGAAGTCGTGGCGCCAGCTCTAGATCAACTTCAGGCTGCGGCTGAATCCTGGACTCCTACCGAAATGCCAGAATTCGAGGGTGACCCCCTCGACCTGACTCCGGAGGAGGAAGCAGAAATCTACCGACGGATCCGTAGGAGCAGAGGACATCATGACGACTGAAAGCATCTATCTCGAAGACCTTGCTGACAAGGAGCTTCACCTCGATTCACCCCTTCCCCTGGAGCTTTCCGGCGGTGGCCAGAACTGGGTCGCCACTTGGATGGAAACCAACATCGAGGGCGAAGGCAAGAGCCGTGAGGCCGCTGTCAACGACGCCCGGAAGCAGATTCTGAAGCGCTACCGGTCTCTGGAGGAGAAGCTGCGGAAGTCCGAGCGCCTCAAGACCGAAGACGAGACCGCCTGGGTTTCGATGTGTCACTACATCGTGAACTCGGCTCGCGGACGTACTCGTCCAGGTGAGGAATTCAGCGTCGGATCTCCCAGGGACAAGGACTACAAGGGTCCTGTCTTCGGCTGATGGGCATCTATACAAATTTCGTGTGCGAGCGCGCTTCTCGGGACGTTCCCGAAGAAGAACGCTGCAAGTCCCTCATGCCCCTGAACTTCGACACATACGAGGAGACTTGGGGCTCAATGCTGGACTTTGCCAAGGCTCAGGGCTGGAAGATTGAGGGCGGTCCAGAACAGACCACCATCAAGTGCTGGTGTCCAGTCCACGCCGCTTAGCGCAGCTTCTTACGTGTCGGACGGCTCGGGCCGGGCTTCTCTTGGGAAGCCTCCTGGGCCGTTTGCTTTGGATGTGGCACTTGTGGAGCACGAGGTCCATACCGGAGCTTCCCGGTATGGTAAAGAGCGTCCAGCGTGCGCATCGTTTCGAGAGCGAAGTCCAGATCCTTCTGGACCATCTCCAAGCGTTGGGCCGGGCTCTCATGGCCCGACCGAACAAGCAGATCCTTGACCGACTTGAGGTCTTCTGTAGCCTTCAAGAGCCCAATGTGGGCGTCGGTTACATCCCTGATGAATTCGTCAAAGGAGATGCGAGAGTTCACGAGGTGTGTCGCAACTCCTAGAATTCGCTTGGCAACTGCCGAACGCATGTCACTAGATAACCAGCGGGCATTTCTCACAACTGATAGAGGTCAGAAAAAGCCCACGTTATCTGATAGGCCTTGGACGCACCCAGTCTCTGCGAACCCTGCCGATGGTAGGGGACGGGAGAAAGACCTGCCTCGGCAGGCCATGGCTCAAACACCATGACTGAGGTGCGTTTTGCCTTCTGCGAAGAAGGCGAGAACGAGGAATGGTGGATGATCACTGAAGGCAGACAAATCGAGAAGACCCTCAAGTTGCTCGACGAAACCTGGTCCAAGGTTCACCCGGGCAAGCGCATCTGTGGGTCGGATAGAGACGGCAAGCACTGCGTTTTCATCTGTGAAGACCTTTCGACGCCGATCGGTCGTTTTGAGTCTGACGCCGAAGCTCGGGCCTTCGCAGAGGGGCCGGCGGACATTGAGCTGCTTACCGAGCTTGTAAAGAAGCTGACCAAGGAGCGGGACGAGGCTCGAACCGCCCTGCGGGAAATCTGTCAGGTGGCAGACCCCGCTCTGGACGCGTTCAACGAACAGAAGCCTGTGGATATGGCCTCTGTGCTGAGAACGACCCATCACTGGAGCCACTACATTCTTGGCCAATGAGATACTTGCTTCTTGTCATCACTCCTCGTGAAGACGGGCAGGAAGCCTGGTATCCGCATTGGTTCGAGTCAGAAAGTCTGACTGACGCTTTGCAGCACGCAAAGGGACTCGCCTTTTCGGAATACGAAAAGAGCACGGTACCTCTAGAGAAGTACCGTTTCGAGTTGTTCAGGACAGACTCAATTCTCCCCACCACGCACAGTACTGCCTGGCTGGAGGAGTTCCTGTCTAAGAAAATCTGAGGAGCGAATGACGAAGACTGACACCTGGTGGACCGAGTCACAGAGGCCCGCCGCCGTCCGCAGCGACAGTCACGAGTGGATTTTCCAGTGGGCCCAGCAGGCCCTGGCTATCAAGGCCATGGAAAACGGAGACTCGGCTCCCATTCGAGTTGGGGCTGCCGGTCCAGTCACGCGCCCCGAGGTGCACAAGGAGCTGATCGCGCTTCTTGAGAGCAACGGGGGCAAGCTCGTCGAGGAGTCGTTCTACGTGTGGGACGACGACTTCGAAGAGGTGTTTGTGTGGCCCACGGGTGCCGCATTCATCACGACCGCGGACGAGTCCGTCCAGCTTGGTGTGAATTGCGTCACGACCGACCCTGTCTTCGCAGAGAAGGTTCGGAAGTTCCTGCACGAGAACGTCTTCAAGAACTCCAAGACCAATCGAGGGCGCGTCTACATCCTTGTCGCCTCAGCCGAAGGCGTGCGTCCTCAGCCGCTCGGATTTGCGGCCGTGCCGCTTGAGGCCGAGAACTACGACCCGACGATTCGTGAGCAGATCCTGAAGATGGTGTCCGACCTCCAGACGCCGTTCCCGGACGGTCGTCTCACGATCTTGGAGGGCCCGCCGGGATGCGGAAAGACCTTCCTGATTCGCTCACTGGTCCACGAGATCCCGAACGCCAAGTTCGTGTTCGTACCCCCTGCGATGGTGCCGAATCTCGGGGACCCGTCGCTCGTCAGCGGCCTACTCAGCCTCAACGAGCACAGCCCCCACGACGAAGACCTGGACAGCGGCACGGGTCCGACGGTCCTCATCTGTGAGGACGCAGACTCAATTCTGACGCAGCGCCAGGCTGACAACATGCCGGCCATCTCGTCGGTCCTGAACCTCACCAGCGGTCTCCTGGGCGACGTCATCGACATTCGCGTGATCGCTACGACGAATGCGCCGAAGACTCAGATTGAGCCCGCGCTCCTTCGCAGTGGCCGTCTGGCTCAGTACATCCAGGTCACGCCTGTCGACCGCACCCATGCTACCGAGATTCTTCAGCGTCTTCTGGAGAACCCCGCGGCAGTCAGCGACTGGCCGGCGGCCAAGGTCCCGCACTACTCTAGTCGTCGGGGCTCGGTGGGATTCGCATCTGAGGAGACGAAGGAGATTCGCGAGAAGGTTCTCCTTGCCGACGTCTTCAAAATCGCGAAGTCGCAGGGATGGAAGCCGAAGAAGATCAAGGCCAAGATCGACGTGACCCGAATCGTTCCTCGGCGTCCCCGCCCCTACAAGGAGGAAGAGGGTGCCCAGTACGCCGGGAGTGGCAGCCCGAAGTCTGACGGACGCCTCAAGGAAGCCAAGCCCATGCCCCGCAACAAGGCTCGAAAGACCTATCTTCGCGCCGCCCGTGCAGGCTGACCCATGTCGAATCTGAGCCCTGAAGAGGGCCGGGCCATCCAACAGATCGCCTACTACTGGATGGGCCCAGGGCCCTCTCCCTCCAAAGAAGAGGTCGCGGAATGGGACAAGCTCAAGAGCACGGTCCGTCGAATTGCGTCGAGGGACATCATCTTTCTTCTCCAGCTCCTGACCAAGCTGAACAAGAAGGTCAGCTCCATCCCGCCTCCGAGGTAGACATGTTCGATCTTCGCCAAGCAATCCAGAACCGCTCCAAGTGGTTCTGGATTCGTTCCTTTGGAATCCTGCTCGCGCTGTCTCCTAGTATCGTCTTCATGACGGTCCTGCTGTTGGAGACTTCGGGCGAGGAATCGGCACCGGTGACTCCGTTCATCGAGTACATGATCGTCGCGATGGCCGCTCTCCTGATAGGCTACGCCTTCGCCAGAAAGGGCGCAGAAGAGGAAGAGCGGGAGCGCATCAAGACTCTCATTCGAGAGGTGTTGGCCGAACAGGACAAGCGCTTCTCAATTCCTCCTGTTGCTTCCACGAAGGGCTCAAAGGTCACTCCGCTTCCATTCATGGAGAACGAGTGATGCACTACCCCAACCCGAAATTCCTCTTCTTCACGGCCATGGCCGATGCCTACGGAATGGGTGCAGAGTACCTGAAGCTGGACCGGGAAAAGGACAGGCGAGTTCTCGAAGAGGTCTTGAAGTTCGAGCGCTACGTGGCCCATCCTCGATGGGATTCGGCACCAGGCTCAACGAAGTACACCGACGACACGGAAATGAGCGTGGCCAACACGCACGTTCTCCTGTCCGAAAAGACGCTCTACACGAAGCTCGATTTCGCTGAGGCCTACGTGAAGGAGTTTACTTTCGGAGGCCGCCGGCAAGGCTACAGCCGAGGCTTCCAGGCAATCCTGGAGAAGGTCACGTCTGGCGAAGAGCTGCTACGGACCGTCGAGCCCAATTCTGAGAAGAATGGCGCCGCGATGCGTGCTGTGCCCTTTGGGGTTCTCAAGAGCGTGGGCGAGGTGCTCGACGCAGCGACAGTATCTGCCAGCGTGACGCACGATACGGCAATCGGGCATTTCAGTGCTCGTGCTGTAGCTCTCGCGGGGCACTTCTCCTTCTACGAGGCGTACCCCATCTCTGCGGTTCGAGAGTACGTCTGGGATCTCCTGCCGAAGGAGGACCGCGTGTTTGGCTGGACCGTCACGACGCTCTGGGATGGCTCTCCGGTCGTCGGGAGCGAACGAGGTTCGGTGGGCTTGACGACAGTCAACGCCGTACTGACGTTGGTCTCGACGCGGGAGTCCCTCATGCAGATGCTGAAGGACGCCTGCCACTGGGGCGGGGATGTTGACTCCGTAGCGTCGATTGCCTGGGGCATCGCATCCTCCAGGTTCCAGAACGAGCAGCTTCCTGAATTCCTTGAGAGGGATTTGGAGTTCGGGTCGCCCAAGACGGGCCAGCAGAGACTCTGTGAGCTGGGTTCGCAGCTCATGTCCAAGTACAACCGAGGGTAAGCCATGAAAAAGATTCACGTTCTGGGCGGTGGTACCCACTTCCACGTTCGTCCCCATCTCGCACTTTCGGCCCCGGCAGGAGGCAAAACGGCTCGCACTATCGCGAGACTGATCGCCTACTGGCCCAATCCGCTATTCGCCGAGCACGAAGTCCACCTCCATCTCACTCGGATGGCGACGCCGGATTCGAAGCTCGACACGAACGCGGACATCGAGAAGCTCGTCGACTCGATCATCGCGGACCCTGAGTCCCGCTTGGTGTTCTTCTCGACGGCCCTCTGCGACTTCGAGGGATCGATCTTGACGGAGTCCCCGGAGTTCTCCGGCCTCCAGGTTAGCACCCCCTCTGGGAAGGATCAGCCACGGCTGAAGTCCCGCGAGGGGAGCCAGTACATGGCTCTCACTCCGGCTGCGAAGATCATCGGCAAGATCCGCGAGCAGCGCAAGGACATCTTCCTCGTCGGCTTCAAGACCACGGCGGGGGCCACCGAGGACGAGCAGTTCGACGCGGGCCTGAAGCTCTGCAAGGAGTCGCACTGCAACCTCGTGCTGGCAAACGACCTGCACACCCGCGTGAACATGATCGTCACGCCTGAGCAGGCTCGGTATTCCGTCACGACGGACCGAGACAAGGTCATCAACGACCTCGTGGAAATGACGGGCCGGCGGTCGAAAGGCACCTTCGCTCGATGCAAGATCGAGGACGGAGAACTCTACGACTTCAACTCTCCGGAAATTCCGGATAGTTTGCGCCAGGTCGTCCAGTCCTGCGTAGACAAGGGCGCCTACCAGCCGTTCAACGACAAGTGCGTTGGTCACTTCGCCGTCAAGAAGCCAGACGGGTCAGTGCTCTGCAGCATCCGGCGCTCCAACTACAACAAGGGCATCAAGATGGTCAAGATGGTAACGCTCAACGAGCGGGAGACCATCGCCTACGGAGCCCGTCCGAGCGCTGGCAGCCGGTCGCAGTGGATCATGTTCAATCGGAATCCGAACCTCGACTGCGTGGTTCACTTCCACTGCCCTGTGAAGGAGGGCAAGAGCGTCAGCCTTCGCGAGCAGAAACACTTCGAGTGTGGCTCGAACGAGTGCGGGCACAACACGGCTGCAGGCCTGATTCCGGTCTCTGACGACGGTATGATCTACGCCGTCATGCTCGACAATCACGGCCCGAACGTCCTCTTCAATTCTGCAGTGGACCCGGCTCGGGTGATCGCTTTCATCGACGAGCACTTCGATCTACAGAAGACCACCCGCGGCTACCAAACGGACAAGTCATGAAGACCGTCTACGAAAATGACGATGAGGTCGTTTACGAGGGTGAACGATGCATCGTCAAAGGCCCAGTCAAGCAGCTCAATGGCATGGATGGCGTGCACATCGTCAAGCCGAATGGCGACATCGTCCTCGTGCCCACCGCCGTCATCAAGAGCTACAATGAGTGGCTCCTGGAGAAATGCGTTGAGCTTCTGAACGCCTACGAGCAGTGGGAGGCAGACCTCACCACGGACGACGAGGACGAGGTTCTCGAAGCCATGTCCACGGCGAATTACGACCAGATGATCCGACTGCAGTCGATGCGGAATGACATCGGTCGAGCCCTTTCCTCGCGAAACAAGCGAAAGAACTGAGCATGTCTGACGACGCAAAGAAGCCAACCGAAGAGGAGCTGATTCGGCTTGCCGCCCTTGCAGCCGCAACCCATCCGAGTCTGACTCCGCCTGCTATTGTCGAGGCGCTGGAAGCTGTGGTGATCATGAATCCCCGACGGCTGGCCACGCAGGTCAAGCAGGTGTTGGTGGTCCGCAAGGATCTCAACATGCGGAAGGGCAAGATCGCTGCGCAGGGTGCCCATGCCTCCATGAAGGTTCTTCTGGACGCGATGAAGCAGAATCGAGTGCAGCATTTCAATGCTGTAGTTCATGGAGGCTCCACCGAGCCCTACGAGTCCTACACAGATTGGACTCTTCGTGTCGATGACGGCACTCCTCTGGAGTTGTGGCTCAACGGTTCGTTCGCCAAGATCTGCGTATCGGTGAATTCCGAAGCAGAGCTGGATGCTGTCTACGAGAAAGCCCAGGCTGCTGGAATCCTCTCGTCGATCATCATCGACAGCGGACGCACCGAATTCCATGGCCAGCCTACCAAGACCGTAGTCGCTATTGGTCCCGACTGGTCAGACAAGATCGACCCCATCACCGGCGGCCTGCCACTACTTTGAGGCTCGAATGACCAAGCCCTACAAGACCGCGTTTCGGTCGGCGACCAACAGCCTGTGGCTCACCCAAGGTGACGCCTTCCAGTGGCTGGCGTCTCTCAAGGACGAGTCGGTGGACCTGGTCATCACGGACCCACCGTACGAATCGCTGGAGAAGCACAGGGCCACGGGGACGACCACACGACTCTCCAAGAGCAAGGCTTCGAGCAACCAGTGGTTCGGCGTGATTCCGAACGACCGGCTCTACGACCTCTGCCGCGAGCTGTACCGCGTCTTGAAGCCCAAGACACACTGCTACATCTTCTGCGACGACGAGACCTCAGACATCCTGAAGTACGTCGGAACGCAGGCAGGGTTCTACTGCTGGAAAAGATTGGTGTGGGACAAACAGGCCCTCGGTATGGGATACCATTACCGCGCCAAGTACGAGTTCATCCTCTTCTTCGAAAAGGGTCGCACGCCGTGGAAGCCCGAGCCCGGGAAGATCTTCCACGGGACGAGGCAGCTCGCCAACCGCGGGATTCCTGACATCTTGTCGTTCAAGCGCGTCAAGCACTCCGATGCCTACCCCACGGAGAAGCCTGCCGAGTTGATCGAGACACTGCTCATGAACTCCACTGAGGAGGGGGATCTCGTCATTGATCCCTTCATGGGAAGCGGAGTCTGCGGAGCAGTAGCTCTGCCGAATTCTCGCTACTTCTGGGGCTGCGATATTGCGCAAGACAGCATCGACCGGTCCATCAAACTTCTTGGGGGTTACACTACGGAGCCTACGACGTGAACAAGCCTAGATTTACCGCAGCCACTCTCCAGGAGTACAAGGAGCTGCTCGATAACCCTGAGAACCTCATTGGCGTCGCCTTCTTCATCAAGGAAGAGGGACAGGTAATTTGTGTCGGCGATATCGCCGGCACCGGAGTCGCCAGCGCGGGCGACAACCTGTGGGAAGCTATCGAGTCCTACGACATGATCTCTCGAATGTCCGATGCTGACATCGGAAAGGAATTCGGGGCGGAAGTCGTCAGCCTCAGACTCTCCGACGAAGAACTCCTGGCCAAGACTGCTGCAATCGAGTCCCTGCGAGCCTCATTGAAGGGCCGCGAAGGCATCGTAGACGTGAAGGACACTCCGACCTCCATCGTCGTCATCGTGGCGGGAGAGGGTGCCTACGACGGACCTTGGGAGTGGGAGGGCTTCTCCGTCCATGCCGAAGCCGAAGTCTGACCCACGATTCAAGTGGACCGTCAACCGAACAGTTGGTGGCCGCTTTCGCAATGAGTGGGACACGAGAGTAGCTCCTACGAGAGGCTACCTCAAACAGCACGTCGAGGCGGTCTACAAGGACCGAGTGCCGAGGGATAGCGACGGGGATATCTTGTCATTCGGCAAGAGCTATCTGTGGCCCACACGACAGACTCTTGTTGTCAGCACTCCGTTCCGGACGCACAGCGTTCAAGCAAAGCGCAAGATTCACCGTCAGTCGACGGTCTATTTGATACGAGCAGGTCGGGGCTTTGAGACGACTGATCTTCATAGTCCAGCCTTCCACCATTTCTTCCAGGATCTAAAGGGCTAAGCATGAACGTTGAAATCCTCAAGGGAACTGACCTGGAGAAGATGCGCGCTTCCTGCAAGCTTGCGTCTCAGTGCCTGCTGATGATCGGGCCTCATGTGAAGCCAGGGGTGACCACGGACGAGATCAACACACTCGTTCACGAGTGGACGGTCGCGAACAAGGCCTATCCAGCACCGTTGAACTATCGGTCCAACGCGGCTCCGTGGCCCTTCCCCAAGAGCGTCTGCACCAGCGTCAATGAAGTCGTCTGCCACGGAATTCCTGGAGCCCAGGTTCTCAAGGACGGAGACATCGTCAACATCGACGTGACCACCCTCCTCGATGGATTCTTCGGTGACACGAGCCTGACGTTCTATGTCGGCAAGCCGTCGGACACAGCCCGCAAGCTGGTCGAGACGTGCCGTCAGGCGCTCGCTGCAGGCATCGCCGAGGTGAAGGACGGGGCTCGCTTCGGGAACATCGGAGCGGCCATCCAGGGCCTCGTGAAGCCTACGGGCTTCTCAGTAGTCGAGGAGTACGTTGGTCACGGCGTCGGCAAGAAGTTCCACCAGCCTCCAGTCGTCAAGCATTACGGAACTCGTGGTGCGGGTGACAAGATGAAGGCTGGGATGATCTTTACCATCGAGCCGATGATCAATGAGGGCGACAAGTTCACCGATTTGCTCGACGACGGCTGGACGGCGGTCACGGCAGACCGGAAGCTCTCAGCTCAGTTCGAGCACACGATCTTGGTCACGAGGACCGGCTACGAGATTCTCACAGCGCGAGATGGAGTAGCGGTGAATTCCGAAGACGTCTGATGTGGCGTCTAGGTCACCGAATCCACTGTGTGGGCGGCCAAGTTGTCGGAGACGACATATACTTCGGGAACGGTGTAGGCTCTGACAGAGAACGCCTGGCGGTCTTGCCTCGTGACCCAGGCAAGGCCTCCTACTTCTTCGGGAAGAAGTCCCTCGTCCCGAGACGAAGTACGATTGTCACCCGAAGCTTCTACTGTGAGTCAAATGACGTTCACCAAAAGCCTCACACCTATTTCCACGGTGTGATGGTAGACAAGCACAGGGAAAAAGCAGGGGAACAGCAGACCAGGCTCAGAAAGCCCCTCGACGGTAACATTTCCGAGCCCTGGTAGTATCATCGCAAATCCCTGATATCTTAGGGGTATGCGGAAGAGGTACAGAGGACTCTCCTACGGGACTCCCCTAGCACTGAGTGACGAGATGATTCTGGCGGTTCTCAACGGCCAGAAGACGTTGACCATTCGAGCGCTCTCTAGGAAAGAAGCAGGCAAGGGCGTCAAAGCCATGGATGGCTGGCCCTACGTCTTCCTCGACGCCAAGAAGGCCTGGGTGAAGCTTCCTGGGCCCTACGGCGAGGTGGGCGACTACCTATGGGTTCGAGAGTCCTACCGAGTCCGTGACGGCGCAACCGAATACCGGCTCGACCTGGATCCGGACAAGGCGACCCCGAATACCGACTGGATGCCTGTCGTGGGTATGCCCGAAGACGCGTCTCGGATGTGCCTTCAGATCACTGGCTACCGCTTCGTTCCGGAAGTCCAGGCGCTCAAGGCCATCGACCTCTACCACGACGGCTTCAGCTCGGAGCTGGAGGGCAAGAGGGGCAAGGCGGATATCCGTCGTCAGTTCGTCCGATACTGGGACACCAGATACCGCGACGCGGCTGACAAGTGGGAAGCGAACCCCTCCGTGTGGGTCACTGAATTCCGTCTCTTGACGCCGGAAGAGAGCAAGTCTCTCAAGAAGGCGAAGGACTTCCTGAAATGAAGAAAGCCCCGTCAGCTTCGGCCGACGGGGCTTTCTGTGCTTCTGGGCTCAGATTCGGTGTTCGACGAAGTCGACGCCAATCAAGAGCTTGGCTGCACAGTCAGGGCAAGAGATGACGGCGTGCTGAGGTTCAAGCCCTCGGCCCGTCTTCTTCATCTCCGCCCGCTTCTGGTCCTGTTTGACGACCAGCTCCGCAACGCGCTTCTCTTCCGCGTCTTGAGCCGCCCAGCGCTCTCGGTCAGCCTTTGTGGGCTTCTTGTAGGAGTCCCCAAGCACGGCCTTTAGAGCCTTCTTGGCCTTCGTCTTCTTAGGCTTCATCGCAGTAATCCTCTCCATGTCCCGGATGTCGTGCACGTTCACTTCTCGGCGCCGAGAAGAGCACTGACGTTGACGATCTCACGAGAGATCTCACCGTACTGCTTGTGGTAGACAATTCGGTGCATGTCGCGGCCCGACAGGTAGCCGGACGAAGCGTGCCACGAATCGCGAGCTGCGAGAGTCCTGAACGACTCGACCTTGCAGCCTCGGTACTCCTTCACAACGCTGTGATGGATGTGACCGCAGAGAATATAGCGGTGACGCGTACGTCCCCACATCTCGGGTTCCTCGGCAGCCATGAGGCTTTCGAGATCTTGACCCTTGGCCTTGTCGCCGTGGGTGGTTCCGAGCATGACGCGACCGAACTCGTAGTAGGCTCGGTGACGAATGGTCGGAGGAATCTTGACGCGGGGCTCGTTGCGGTAGTACGCCCCCAACGCCAAGCTGAGCATGAGCGAAGTGTGCCCGTCATGGTTTCCGATTCGGCAATCCACGAGCACCTCTTCGTGGTGCTCCAGAGCTGCGTCGATGAGCGCATGCATGATGCGAAGACCAACTGCCAGAACCTTCGGGGATCGACCATCGACGTCGAGCGTGTGATCGCCCTTCGTGGTGTGCTGGCCGGCGGTGTCGAAGTGATAGAAGTCGCCTAGATTCAGGACCATTGCGCGCTTCGTGCGGGGGCCGCGAAGAACCAGGTCGCGCATAGCGGCGACCATCAAGTCCTCGCAGATCTTCAAATCGAAGTCTGCGCCTGTCTCTTTCTTCCAAGCCAATAGACCAACGTGTGGGTCGCCCAACGGGTAGACCGCCATGAGGTCTTCGCTGGCAGGTGTGCGGGGCGTGGGAATAGATCCCTCGCGAGCCGACACGATTGTCGGAAGCTCAGCGAAGAGACGCTTGAGGATCTCCTCCTTGCTCTCTTCCGCCTTGCCCGTCTTCACCCACTGCGCGAGTGTGTGGCCATCGCCAGAGACGAGCGTGGAGACGCCCTTCACCTGGTGACCTTCTGGGATTGCGTCTACCAGCTCGCCGGGTGCTTGCGCGAGAGGAGCACGAATCCACTGACGTTCGGTCTCTCCATCTGCACCGACCTGGGTGCTGACTCCCTTGACGTAGTAGCCCTCCGGGACCGCTGGGTCGAGCGGGAGCTTGTCGCCGCCAACCGGGCCGGCAATTGCGGGAGACCGCTTTTCTGCCAGGTCTCGGAGATTCTTCCAGGCCATGCAGGTCTCGATGTCGGTACGCGTGACTTCCTCACCAGCGTTCTGAAGGAACGTATCGCGGTGAAGTTCTCTCACCGGAACTCCGAGCTTCTCTGCGACTCGGATGACCTGTGTGATCATCCAGTTGACGTGCTTCGTAGTTCCTCGGTGCGGCTTGCTCATGCAATCCTCGTGGTAGAGGCCCTGCTGTATTTCACAGGGCGAGTAGTCAGACTGCTCTGAACCGCTGCTGCTTGTACAAACATAAGGCTGTGGACAGGGGCGTCTAAGCGCGCGTCATGTCGGGAGTTGCGCCCGACGACGATCGCGCGTCACCCTCGTTTACAGGTTACGCGTGAGAAGCGTTAGGGCGACGTGTCGCCGGGCTTCTCAAAGAAGTCGGAGAACGTCCCCTTCGGGATGCCTCTCTCCTTGTCCTTCTCTTCCTTAGCTGGCTTCTTCAGCGCCTGCAGGTAGCGCACGATGACATCCTTGCGCTTCATCAGGATCTGCTGTGCCTTCACGACAAGCTCTTGCAGCTTCGTGCTCTTCAGCACCAGCTCAGGCCGCATCTTAGCGTTCTGCACGACGCCCAAAGCTCTGACAGCCATGACGAAGGAACGGTAGCAGAGGTAGATCGCCTTCTTCTGCTTTGTGTCTAGGAACTCGGCCAGATCGATCTTCGTGGGGCTGTGGTCCAGGTGCAGCGCATCCTGGTAGAAGTCCCGATTGCGGTTGAGCTGCGGGTTGACCTTACGGTTGTTGAAGATGGCGAAGATGTTCTCGTCGATCGAGTCTGCCATCTCGGAGCCAATTCCAAACAGCTCCTCGGCCTTCTTGACCAGCACTTTGGAGAGCTGTGCAGCGACGCCACGCATTTCGGTTTCTGCGTCGTCCAACTGCTTCTTGACAGCTTCCTCCGCCGTAGCGTCCTGCTGGGGGTGTGCGGGCGGAGCTTCCGGTGCCGGCATCTTGGACAGGGACTTCTGCAGGTGGTCCTGCACCTGAGGAACCACCTTGGCCATCTGCTCCATGATGGAGTAGAGCTTCTCCCTCATCTTTGGTTCGGCCTTCGCACGGGCCACCATGCGCGGGTTCTGCAAGAGGCTGGCGAGCATCGCAACAGTTACGAACCTGTCCCCTGCATTGAAGAGGTACATGGCAGGCATGCTGCCTCTCGACGTCTTGGAGATCTGCTTCCAAGTGTTTTCGAGGTTGCTCTTCGCTTCTTCGATAGCGGCCTGATTGACTTCGCCGGAATTCGAGACGACCTTGAACACCTCGTCAACCACAGCCTTCAGGGCTTCTCGCGCCGCGGGCTCCAGGGTCGTCTCAACCTGCTTGAGGGCCCGAACGAACTTACCCCTAAGGTCCAGCAGAACCTTCTTCGAGCGTTCCGCCATGCGGTCGATGAGCGCTTCTTCTGTAGCAAGAGCGACCTTACGAAGCCGGTGTACGAGTGCTAGCTTCTTGGTAACCCGCTGAAGGCGGCGCTTGATGTCGTCACGCATGTCGTGGAACTTCCAAGGTGAATTGGTATGCGGCTAGATAACCCAAACGACACCCTCTATAAAAGCATCGAGATCGTAGCCTTCACAGGCACTCAGATCGGCATGACTTGGGCCCAGAAGAAGGCCTTCCGAAGCCTCCTGATCGAGATGAAACCGAGGGTTTTGATCCACGGAGACTGCATCGGGGCAGACGCGGATGCACACGATATTGCGGTAGACTTGGGCATAGAAGTGTGGATTCGGCCCTGCATTTTGAGTGAGAAAAGGGCCTACAAGGAGGGCAAACTACTGGCGGAACCAGAGGAGCCAATAGCCCGGAATCACAAGATGGTGGACCAAAGTCACGCCTTAATTGGGTGTCCGAAGAGGCCCAGACAGGAGCTTCGGTCGGGTACTTGGGCCACCATTCGGTACGCGAAAAAGGCTGATGTTCTGCGGTGGTTGGTGTTCCCAGACGGGTCCGTTTCGACCCCACTAGACGCGTGAACGAACCCTGACCATACTAGTCAGTGGACTGCATAGAGCAGTCAGAAGGAGAAGCACATGCACGACTTCAAGGGAAAGATGAAGGCCGTCTCGCGCCGCATCACTCACCTTCGCACTCGAATTGATGAGAACCAGGCCAGCCCCAAATCTGCGTCCTATGATCGAGCGGAAGTCACGGCCCTAAGCGACCTGCTCCGGGTTGCGGCTGTGTACAATGACGCCAGAGGTCCGGAGGGCTCTCACGTCGAGAATACGCTCTACATGGTCCGGGACGTTTTGGAGGACACTGTGACGGCTTACAGCTCGTCCCTCCCCGCCGAAGAGGTAGAACGTCTGCAGACTGCGTGGGAGAAGGTCAACGAGAGCATCCAGGTCATCCGAAAGATGGCAAACGATGTTGAGAAAGATCCTTGAGCATCAAGAACGATTCGTAGTCATCGACTTCCAGAACACGCTCTGGAAGAGCTGGATGGCGAAGCCTAGCGGAGGTCAAGACCTCTGTCGGTCTACGGACAACTACCCGACCGGACACATCTACCGGTTCTTCCGCACGATCTACAAGTGGAAGCGGGACTTCCAAGGCCACCTCGTCTTCTGCTATGAGGGAGGGGAGAGGCAGCGCTACGAGATCTTCCCGGAGTACAAGGCGGGTAGAAAACGTGATGCGGAATTCAACCCGGCGCCCGACGTGATGCGGATGCTCAGCCTCATTCGCTGCACCGAGCTAAGGCCGGACGGGGCAGAGGCAGACGACGCCATTGCGGGCTTCATTCAGCGGAAGCCGGACGCTCTACATCTCATCTTGTCGTCTGACAAAGATCTCTGGACCCTTCGAGGACCGAACGTTCAGATCGTCTCGTTCCAGGAAATCCTGACCGAGGACGACATCCAGAAGTCGTGCTTGAAGCACTACGGAGTCGAGACTCCCAAATCCATCACGCTGGCGAAGTCTCTCTTCGGAGACAAGAGCGACGGCCTGCCAGGTGTTCCTCGTCTGCTGAAGAAGCACGTCAGCTCGATCCTGGAGGAGGCTGCGACCCCGGACGAGCTGTTCACCATGCTCGACAAGGTTCCCAGCAAGACAGCCGACAAGATCCGAGAGCACGAGGACCACATCCGGAAGATGTGGTCCGTAGTCCAGCTTCGACCCGAGGTGAGGATCCAGCGTCGCGAGCGAAGTGGAGACGAGCGTGCTCTACGAGAATTCGTCAACGAATTCGAGTGTTCTACGCTCCAGTCGATGGCGAAGCTGCTTTGCGTCTGAGCCCTGTAAAGGGCTGCTCATGGCAAGCAAGGCAGGCTTTGAGGCTGTGCTCGAATTGGTCGAGCACATGTGCGAAGAACTCGTTGACGACCCCGAGACCCTCGCGATCGAGGGTGCGGTAGTAGGGGTCACTGGCGCTATTGAGATCACCGGTCCTGCCGAAGAGATCGCGAAGATCATCGGCAGTAAGCGTGTAACCATTTCGGCACTAGAAGTGGTCATGAATGCGGTCGCCGCCAAGTACGGCTTCCGTGTTCTTCTCAATGTCATGAACACCGAGCGCAAGAAGCACCTCGAAGCCGGTCAGGGCCGTAGCGACGACAACCAGAGGGATGACTAAGATGGCCGGCAAGAATCAGAAGACGATCGTGAAGCTGAAGAAGCTGGATGCCTCGGCGGTTCTGCCTGCCCAGGCGACGAGCGGCGCGGCAGGGTTCGACCTCGTTGCCATCGAAGCAGCGACAATCCCGATGCACAGCCGTGCGATGATTCGTACGGGCATCGCGATGGAGATCCCTCCGGGCTACGAAGCTCAGGTGCGCCCCCGCAGCGGCATGGCTGCTAAGAACGGCGTGACCGTCCTGAATTCCCCAGGCACCATCGACGCGGACTACCGCGGCGAGATCAAGGTGATCCTCCAGAACCACGGTCCGAACTATCAGGTCAACGTGGGTGACAAGATCGCTCAGATCGTCATCCAGCGAGTGCCTAGCATCGAGTTTCAGGCGGTCGACGAGCTTACCTCGACAGACCGTGGTGCAGCCGGGTTTGGCAGCACCGGAGTCTGAATGAGTGACGAAAACGCAGACAAGCTCTGCGTTCTGAACAACGTACTCTGGGTCCCTTCTGAGCACGTTGAGCCGGACGCAGAGGAAGAGTTCACCTATCGATTTGAGGAGGTGGAGTACCAACCGCAGGTTGATCTCCCTCCTCAATGTTCGAATTGTGATCTCTGGGGAAAGAAGTGGCGGCCTGGGCGCACGACCTGTGCGGAGAAGGGCTACACGCTTGACGACGTGTGCAAGCACTTCGAGCACAAGAAGCTTCCAGTGGTCAAGGAAATCGTCCTCAAGACCTACGCGAAGCGCCCTGATGGCTGGACCACATTTGCCCGTGGAGACATGGGCAAGATCAACCGGATCTTCGGTCATCTCGGAATCGAGGACGAGCGTGTCCGACCTAAGCTCGGCTTCAAGCTGAAGTGCCATCGAGCGCTGTACCCCGAACAGCAGGCCGTAGCTGACGCCTGGCTGAAGAAGGGGTACGGCATCATTCAGGCACCGACGGGATGGGGTAAGACCGTAGTCTGGGCCTGGCTCGTCGCAAAGATGGGCTACCGAGTCCTTCTCCTGGCTCAGGAGGTCCGCCACCTCATGGTCGGCTTGGAGGGTCTCTACGAGCACACAAACCTTGCGGAGCTTGAGGAGCAACAGGGTGAGCACCTCATCGGCATCCTCAACAAGGACTGGAAGTGGGGCACGAACAAGGACGGAGAACCCGTCCGGAAGTGGCTAAATCGTCCAGGCAAGCACTACCCGATTACGTTCGCGACTTTCCAGGCTCTCGCATCGAAGAAGGGCAAGAGGCTTCGGAAGGAATTGGCCAACGACTTCGGCGTCGTCTGGTGCGAAGAGGCTCACCACGAGAGCGCTCCGACTTTCCATCAGGCGACTCGGGCGTTCAACGCATTCTACCGTGGTGGCCAGACAGCGACCCCTTCTCGCAAAGACCAGACGCACGTCGCAATCTTCGACACGCTTGGACCGGTGACTGCTCGTGGCCGCAAGGAACAGATGACGCCCGTTGTCATCTACCACGCGACCAACATTCACGTCCCTGACCGGGTCTTCAAGGGGAAGTACATCCTCCCCCAGCTCGTGAACTTCCTGGCGAGGAATGCCCACTATCAGGATTGCCTCTACGAAGAGGTTCTCAAGGAGTGCGAAGAGGGTCGCAAGATCCTCGTCGTGACAGAACGTCGGAACCAGGCCTTCCGCTTGCAGCAAAAGCTCAAGCTGCAGGGATTTGGATGTGAGCTGATGATCGGTGGCCAGGAGCTGAAAGAGCAGAACTGGTACGCGGAAGAGCTGCTCTCTGGGCGCATCAGCGTCATCATCGGCACTCAGGTCATCAACGAGAACGTCAACATCCCGCCGCTCGACTCTATCCACCAGCCCTTCCCGAACTTCGGCAAGGAACGCGAAGAGCAGCGTGTGGGCCGTATCCGCCGCTATCTCTCAGGGTCGAACCTGGAGTATCTCCAGGCAAACAACATCGTGTGGGAGAAGCCCCAGCCCAGAGTCCACATTTACACGTGGTACTCTCGCCACGGTATGGCGGGGTCTTCTGTGGGCTTCCGCGACCAGCTCTACAAGAAGTGGGGCTTCGAATTTGAGAAGGCCGAAGAGGTAGCTTCTCCGTCAGAGCCGCGTCCGAAGACGATGAAGGACTGGCTCGCGTCTTTCAAGGATGATTGAGGAACACCATGAGTAAGGAAACTGGAGAGATCTTCTTCAGCATTGACATCGAAACAGATGGACCGATCCCTGTCCGGAATTCGATGCTGTCATTCGCATGCGTTGCCTTTTCTCCCGACGGCACCGTCCTCGGGAAGTTCGAGCGCAACCTCAAACCACTCCCCGGCGCCGTTCAGGACCCCAAGACCATGACAGAGTTCTGGGCTCGTGAGCCTGAGGCCTGGGCCTACTGCACGTCAAACACAGTCGAACCAGAACTAGCATTGAGGGAATTCCGTGAATGGGTTCTCTCGATGCCGGCGGGTCAGAGGGTGGCTGTGTGCATGCCTTCCGGCTTCGACTTCACGTTCATGTACGTCTACATGATGATGTTCGCAGGCGAGAGTCCGTTCAGCTTCTCGTGCATCGACATGAAGACGTACGTCTGTGCGGCGCGGAAGCAGGCCTACCGGAACTCGGGGAAGAAGTCTTGGCCTGCTCGCTGGTTCGACCACGGCTTGCCGCACACTCACAAGGCAATCGACGACGCCATCGAGCAGGGTCTCACCTTCCTGAAGATGCGTGCGGAGAACCTCAACGGCATCGAGAGCCTCAAGGCCATCAGCGCCAACTTCTGGAATTCGATCGGGGGCAAGCCCGGGACGATCTTCGAGTACCACGACGGGCAGGGCAAGGTCAAAATCGGTAACGATATCCTGCCCTTTCCTAAAAAGGCGTTCGATCGAGACTACGCTGAAATTCTCCAGATGATGGAGGCGAAGGGCGTTCCTCTCACTGAGAGGACACAAGCTTCCATGGAACCGCAGGCTGGAGCATCAGTGCGAGTGATGTTCTCGGCAGATGGCTCGGTCTTCGCTGTAAAGACCACCCATGCGTAAGGGCTACAGGACCCAGGACTACCACAAGATCAAGACGCCAAGGGACGGCCTCTACTACGCAGCCGAGATCCCCTCGACGTCATGGGGTCCACCTCTGACAGAGGACCCGAAGTTCAAGCTGGTGGTCTTCGAAGAGGAGAACGTCAGCCCCAAGGTCCAAGCAGAGTGGTTCACCCGACTTCGGTCGGGTGAGCTGTTTGACCTGCCTTACCTCATCCTCATTTCGTCTGACGTTGATGACGACGCGGCCCTGGCACAGGGCTACGACCTCATGAAGAGGGCCATCGAGAAGACGATTCGAGTGCAGATCACGGAGTCCTCACGAGTGCCGGAAGAGCGCTCGGATGATGAGACCGTCTTCCTGCTCACGAACATCTACGACGAAGCCCCGCCGGAGCGCATTCAGCTCGTGAGGGACTGGTGTCACCGGCACAAGACATGTTGTCGGATCCTCTGCGCAACAGGGGACCCGAACACGATCATCCGTAGGCTCAAGCTCAAATTCAACGCCGTCTTCTTCCTGGATTCCAAAGTGGTCACTGAGAAGAGCTTTGCCTGAGCGGGGTCTATGAAGATCGTTCGTCCAAAAGCAGAAACGAAAGCAGTACTGTCTTGTTTGCTTAGCCCAAACAAGGTCAAGGTGGAGCTTCTGGGGAAGCTCTCTCCGGAGCATTTCGGGCATCGACCGATGCACGCAGCCTACCGCGTGATCGAGTCGATGCTGGTCAAGTCAGCCATGGATCTCCCGTCTATGGAGACATTCCTGGAGCATCCCGACTTGGAGCAGGAGACCGCGGACATCCTGAAGAGTCCGACGGTCAGCCCCATCCAGAAGGTCGACGACGCGAAGCGTCTGTTTGAAACCCTGGAGCACTATCGAGTGGTGCGGCGGTTCTACCGATTCGGTACGGAGAGCCTCCAGACGCTCAAGGGCGAGTCCGCCATTGACGTCGGCAAGCTGATGGGCGACATGGAGATGTGCCTGAGCGACATGCGCTCAGACGTCGACGAGGCGCCTCTCTACCACGTAGGTCGCGGAACCGAAGACGACGAAGCCGACGAGCTGATGACGGAGGTCTTCTCCAACGACGTCCCCCGACTGCTTCCCAGCACGTTTGGGAACTTCGACAGCAAGACAGGTGGATTCGGTGCCACGGACCTATTCATCCCGGCGAGTCATAAGAAGGGTGGAAAGTCGATCCTCACCCTGAACATGACCAGCAACATGTACCGCCTGAACAACGTGAATGTCATCTACATTCCGTTGGAGATGAACAAGCAGGAGACGGCCGAACGCCTCATCTCCCACCTGTCAGGCGTCGAGCACAACAAGATTCGCACGAAGACGTCCGGGTCCCTGGAAGTCTCCGCCATGCAGAAAGCGTGGCGGAGATTCAAGGCTCACGGCCTGAAGCACAATTGCCGGTTCACGGTTTGGCCCGCAACCCACACCAGCATCTCGCAGCTTCGGATCAAGCTAAAGCCGTTCAAGTACAACGTTATCGTCATCGACTACATCAATCTGCTGGACCATCCGCAGTCTGATAAGCTGAAGGACTGGGAGAAGCTCAATGACCTGGCGAGAGAATTGAAGCTCCTCACGAAGGATCTGAACGCCCTGATCATCGCACCGACACAGATGAACGAAGACGGCACTCTTCGGTACGCCCGAGGTCTTGCGGAGCACGCTAACACCGTGTGGACGTGGAAGTACGGCGAAGAAGAGCAGGGCACGCACATCATCACAGTCGACCAGCCAGCAGTTCGCGGCTGGGCCCCGTTCAAGTTCCAGCTACTGGAGGACTTCTCCAGAATGACGATTACGGACCACCACGGTGGTGATCCGAATTTCGACTCGTCTACGAAGACGAAAGTCGACTCCATGAAGGGGATTCGCTAGAGGTATGCCGAAGGATTCGCACGTTCAGCTCATGGGAAGGGTAAGTGACGTACACCCAGGTGGACAGTTCCGCGTGACCATGGATAACGGGGTAGAGGTAACCGCACGTTTGTGCGGGAAGATGCGGAAAAACCGTATCCGTGTTATCCTCGGGGACGAGGTCGAAGTCTCCTTGTCCCCGTACGACCTGACTCACGGGATCATCACTTTCCGAAACAAGTGACCTAATGCAGCCAAAACACGCCCACTGCAATCACTGCCACGCCAGACTTCGCTTCTTCACAGAAGATCTTCCGAAGAATTGCCCTACTTGCGGCTCTCTTCTTCGGGTAGAGGAGTTCGGGGCGTGCAAGGTCTGCAAGACCAAATTGATGCTGGGCGTGGAGATGTGTGAGGGCTGCAAGCTACAGGCGGATCCTCAATACCAGGGCCATCCTCCGTCGTCGCCCGGCAGTAGCGGATCGGTGAACTGATGAAGGTCCAGTGTCAGTCATGCGGCTTCAGTGGCCTCTTTGCGGGCGGTGGCGTGGTTCCCTCGCAGTGCCCCGTGTGTCGAGTGGGGGCGCTCGTTCAGCCAGCAGCGATGCTGCCCTGCCCCCATTGTGGCGGTGCCTCAGCAATCATCGATCGAACTTGTCCTCATTGCGGGGTCGAGAAGGTGAAGCAGGAAGTGTCCAGGGAAACTGGCAAGTTGCCGATTCCCGATGGAAGTCCGCCACCTAAGGTGTGAATCCGGTCCCCGACACAGTAAAACCAGTCGGGAGTAACATGCCGAACTTCATCTCGAAGTCTCAGCTCCTTCGCAAGAAGTACGAGGAGCGGAAGAATGAACCTGTTCGTGCGCTACCAACACCGGTGAGCGATATCTGCTCCTCGTGTTGGTACCGAGACATGTGCATCTTCAGAACAATTCTGAGACAGCCTCCTCGCTCATGCTGCGTGTACGAGCTGTTCGGCGAGAAGGGCACAAACGAGACGACGATCGAGGAGCTTGTAAAGTTCACGTGTGATAACCGCTGTGCTTCACGTCAGAAGTGGGTCGGAGACCCCTGCCCGCACAATGAAGAGTACTGCGATCGTCACTGCCCAGTTTCTCGGCACATTCTAGGCGTGGGCCCTTCCAGAAAAGAAGATGTCCCCTACGAAGGCTACTGATGGACATTCCGGTCTACGCTCTTCCTTTCGAGCACAGCTACAACATCATCCAGCCAGATTTGGCGATGGGTGGTGCGATCATTGATTCGAGTGCTGCCTTCGAAGAATTCGACATTCTCGTCCTGTGCGCGGGCGAGTGGCAGCCTCACGTGAACCTTCCCGAGGAAGACAAGTCGAAGCGCGTCGTGCGGATGCCATACGACGACAGCAAGGTCGCCTTGACCAAGACCGTCCTCCAGCAGCTCCACAAGACCGCTAAGGAACTCGCTGAAGAGCACGAACGCGGACGTAGGATTGTCATCACGTGCATGGCCGGTCGAAACCGAAGCGGCCTTCTCACGGCTCTAGTTCTCATGGAGCGATTCAAACTGCCCGCCGATGAGGCGATTGCTCTCATCAAAGAGAAGAGGGGACCCTTCGCCCTCACCAACCGTACCTTCACCTCCTACCTTCTGAGTCTCAAATGAAAGTCACCCTTGAGGGCAGCGCGTTCCGCGACGCGATGAAGACAGTCGCAATTCTCTTCGACGCCGAAGCAGAAGTCCTGGCGACGTCCGACCCAACCACGGGCCGTTTGGTTCTGGAGGCAGGGCGAAACGGCGTTTACGCCAAGCAGGCGCTCGAAGCGAACGTTGAGGAAGCGGGGCAGATCGTACTCTCCTGTGCTCACTTCGCTCAGCTCTCGTTCTCCGATCAGGTCTATCTGGAAGCGGACGGCAAGCACGTTTCCTTCAAGAGCGGCAAGTTCAAGGGCACGGTGGCAGGTAGTTCGGACGGAGAGGCTATCGAAGCGTCTCGGCCCGAGAAGGCCTTCAAGGCCAAGGTCGTGGTTCCTACTGACGTGTTTCGCAGCGCAGTAGCCCGAATCTCGTTCGGCTCTGCTCTACCCGGAGCCCAGTCAGGAATCCGAATTCAGGCCAGCGACAAGCTGACGCTGTCTACGACCGACGGCTTCCGAGCAACTATCTTCAAGGAACAACTCGCTGTCGCCCAGAACGAGTTTGACGTGCTCCTGCAGCCTGCTTTCCTCCACACCGCCCTGAGCCGAGTGAAGGACATGGAGGTCGGTCTGGGCTGCTTCAAGGGCACCTTCCGCATGAAGACGGACATCCTCGACATCTACCATCCGGCCATTCAGTCCCCGCCGGATGACATCGAGGAGTGGATCACGAACGGCATCGACTACGAAAAGCGAGAGTGTGTCGTGCAGTCTACGGCCGAAGAACTCTCGAAGGTCATTCGTGAGGTCAGCTCCATCCACATGGGTGCTGTGGCGTACGACACCTATGTTGACTTCCTCATCAAGGGCGGACGTGTCCACCTGCGCTGCGAAGCCGACCACGGAACAGCACAGACCTCGCTGGTACTTCAGAGTGCCTCGGTCGAGAAGTACATGACGAAGCTTTCGTCTCGGTACGCTCTGGAGATGCTGAATCTGGTCAAGGCAGGCGACGTCGAGATCTCGTTCTGGGATTCATTCTTGCTCATCACTGGCGCTTCTGGCAAGTTCAGGGCGTTGATTCCAACCGTAGCGGCCTGATGTCCAAAGAGCCCTCTATTCCATGGAACTCCTTCCCGGAAGGGAAGATCGCGAAGCACGCAGACCAGATCTGGGTGGTGCGCACCGGTATTGTCGTGAACCGACCCAAGCGCCAGAAGCGCTGGGAAGACAGTTACCTCTCCCTAGCAACTGTGGAGGGAGAGGGAAACCTTGTCCTCGGATACATCCTTCAGGTAAAGCGCGAATTCGAGAAGGTCTTTGTCCAAGACTCCTACGTCTCGCTGCTGGCCGAAGTTGATGCACACAAGGACCCGAAGGTTCTTTTCAAGGATCAGAAGGTGTACCTCTACCGCTTCAACAACACCAAGAACCCTAGCTACTGGTTCTTGTTTCGGAACCGCGCAGCGTGAACGATGACGTGGCCGATGATCTATAGAGTCCGCCACGAAGGCGGAGACCAAAACGCGCCTGTCCTGAAGGAGTACCTTTGGGACGACCTACCCACGGCGGTGAAGGAGCGAAAGAGGCACGTGATCTCCTCCATGCACAAGAACAGCATGGACGACGAGATGGTCTGCTTCTACTCCGGAGTTCAGACCTACCTCTCAGTAACCGAGTTCAAGTACTCTCCGTGGGAAGTCACTCGCGAGCACCTCGTTGCAGTGATCAACGACGGCAGCGGGCACGGAGGTAGCAACATCGTGTTTGCGGGCGCCCTGCTCAACATGAAGCTGGGACACAGTCCCTTGCCCGTGAAGATGCTATTGAGGCACTACCTCAAGTCATGTGAGTACGATCGGCTGAAGCCCACGTACGACACTTTCGGCAAGGTGATTGGCTTCGCCATCGAGCTGGAGAACTCCCTGAAGGTTGGCGGAAAGTACCCGTGGCAGCCTCATACGTATGATCCGAGCGAAGCCTGCTACGGCCAAGTGCAGAGCTTCTACCGTGAGATGCAGCAGACCGAAAGAGACTTCCTCGCCCTTCCTCCTGAGGAACGACGTGATTGGCTCAAGGACTTCCGTTGGAGATGGTGATGGCTACTAAGAAATGCGTCGTGGTGGACATCGAGACAATTCCGGATCACACCGTTTGTCTTGATCAGAAGGGCTTTGAATTCCCGCTTCCGATCTTCCACAAGGTCGTCTCTCTATCGTACGCGGTGTTGGGCGACTCCTTTGACCTGAAGGACTTCAAGGTTCTCGGGCTCAACGAGCATACGGAGGAAGAGGCGCTCCGACTCTTCGGCAAGGAGATCGACAAGGAGACCATGCTGGTTTCCTGGTCGGGACGTCGGTTCGACATCCCGGTCATGCTCTACCGCTCGATGAAGTACGGCATCTCCTGTCCTTGGCACTTCGTCAAGGACTTCGACAACCGCTTCAGCCTGACGGGCCACGTCGACCTCCAGGACCACATGATGCTCTTCGGAGCGTCAGACAAGATCAAGCTCGACCACGCCGCTACCCTCATTGGCCTGCCGGGCAAGGTGGGCACCAAGGGCTCAGACGTACAAGAGCTATGGGCGAGAAACCGCTTCCAAACCATTGGCGCGTACAACGTCTCAGACGTGCTAGAGTTGGTTGTGCTCTTCATTCGATGGGCACACCTTCGCGGACTCGCTACTTCGAAGGAAGTGAATGCAGCTCTGGACTCAATTTCCGAGTATGCTCGAAAAGCTTCCGAGGGTTATTCTAGGGGTGCACCAGCTACCTTGATGTCTGTCGCAGAAGGAATCAACATGGTCATGCAAAACTGCGACTGGGAGTCCTTGAAGATCAAGTGATTCCCCTCGCCCATCGAGGACAGAAATGGCGATCTACTGGGACGAGAATCAACTTCCCGCTCTCTCCTCTTTGATCTCGGAGAAGGTACCCTTCACGAACGGCAAGATGTCGGTTGCTACGATGGACACACCGCCCAATACATTTGCTGGCGCGGTTGACCTCCCTGGAAAGGAATTCACGGTCTTCGCGAGTCTTGACGCTCCTCTGGCTGACGTAACGGTAAACGTGTTCCTCGGTTACATCGTAGCTCTGGCCTACGACCGGTCTGGCTGGTCTGGCATGCCGACGATCGAAACACTGGTTGACTGCCATCGCGAAGTGTGTCAGGCTATGCTCGATTTCAACGAGGACTTCTCGCGTACTCTCGAAGAGCACGCACCAATCCTCGAAGTGTGGCACCAAACCCATGTTACAGACGACGCGACAACCGAAGTAGACACCGGAGACCTTATCGAGGCACTCGGGACATCGCTCTTCGTGGCGAACCCTGCCGATAGTAAGGACTACGGGTCGAACTAAGTTGGGGGATCGTCTAACGGCAGGACGGCGGATTTTGGTTCCGCCTATGAGGGTTCGAATCCTTCTCCCCCAGTTACGGAAGGACCCTCAGCACTCGGGGATCGTCTAACGGCAGGACAACGGTTTCTGGTACCGTTTATGGGGGTTCGAATCCCTCTCCCCGAAAACCAAGAAGCGCGTGATGGCAACGTCACGCGCTTCTTGCCGTTCAAGGAGGCTGATGATGGGTTACCACAAGCGTCAAATTCGTAAGGGCGTCTACGGCGAGGTCTCCAAGATCCGGGAAGAGATCGAGGAGCTGGAGGACTCGGAGGAGCAGGGCGTCGGCATCATGTCGATGTGCGAGCTGTCTGACCTCTACGGTGCCCTGCGCGCCTTCGCCAAGAAGAAGTACAACCTCTCCATGGAAGATCTCCAGAAGATGGCGGATCGCACAGAGGAGGCGTTCCGTGACGGAACTCGGCGCTGAAGCCTGGAGACACTACCCGAGAATCGACTGGGCTCGCCTGGCCCGGGCACAGGCCTTCTACGAGGCCAAGGGGTATGAGTACGTCGAAGTCCCCTGGGCGGTCCCTGAGGACGTCGTATACGGAACCATGCCTCCGGGGGCGACCCCCATCCATGTGCGCAGAGACGCCATCCTGATCGGTTCGGCCGAACAGGGATTCCTGGACATGGCTCTGAGGCAAAGGGGTCGCCTTAGCAAAGGCAACCTCTACTTCTCCATTTCGCCATGCTTCCGTGGAGAGCCAAGCATCATCCCGGGGCACACCCAATTGTGCTTCATGAAGCTGGAGTTATTTGCTCCTGACAGAGACTACGAGGCCGAAGAGACCTCGAAGCATCTTCTGGACGATGCTGAGCAGTTCATGACCACCGAAGGTGCACACCTGACCAGACTGCGAACCGAAGCCGGATTCGATCTGGAGTGCGACGGCATCGAGGTAGGCTCATACGGAATTCGGCAGTTCGAGGGCGTACACTGGGCGTATGCTACGGGTCTTGCCGAGCCCAGGTTCAGCACGGCGCTGCACCACCAGCAGGAAAGGCGCCGCAAATGGTGGTCTGGCAGATGAATACCCTTGAGCAGAGTTCTCCGATCACGTGCGAGCGGGTTGCGCCCGCACGTGGAGGAGAACATGGCAAACTACAAGAATCGCAAGCCGAAGTCTTTCAAGGGCTGTTGCTGGATGTGTGCGCTTCGTCGAACTGACGGTCGTAGAAATCATCGCGTTTTGACTCGGCAAGAGCTTCGTTCGCAGGAAGCCGAGAAGCACTACTGGAAGCACGAGCGACACGAAAAGGATCCACGTGACTGACCCTGACGACATTCGGTACCAGGAGGCGCTGCGTCAGTATCAGGTTGACGTTGCGGCCTACGAGACCGCTGCGAAGAAGTACAAGCAGAAGCTCCACGAGCTGAAGGACGGGGACATCAGACCATCTCGGCCGATCCCGCCTATTCCTCCAGTTCGCCCAGTAAAGCTGGCCTTCGCAGAGGCTACTCAGGAAACTCGCGTCGAGGACGTCCACTTCAACGATGGGGTGGACGCCGCCGCAAAAGCTCTCGAATCCGTAGGCGAGAAGGAACTCGCCAACTGGGTTCGCAAGCACCGAAGATGACCACACTCAAAGAACGTCTCAAAGACTTAGAGAGGCTCACCATGCGCTTCAGAACACAGTACGACCCGGTCAACCCGCCTGCGGTGAGGTCTGTGCGCATTTGCTGCATCTCGGACACGCACTCGCAGCATCACAACATCCCGGGCGGCATTCCGCAGTGCGACATCCTCATTCACGCGGGTGACATCACTTCCGAGGGAGAGTTCGAGAAGCTTCTGCGGTTTGATGAGTGGGGTGGCAGAATTCCCCTCCCCAAGGAGCGGAAGATCTGCATCGCAGGCAACCACGATCTCACGTTCGCTCGCGAGCCTGAGATGGCGCAGGCCCACATCCAGCAGTGGACGTACCTGCAAGACTCCTTCGTTGAAGTCTTTGGCCTGAAGATCTACGGCACCCCGTGGAGCACCTCGTTCTACCCGGAACACTGGGTGTTCAACGTGGACCGTGGGCCGCTTTCCCGCGAGAAGTGGGCGAACATCCCCGAGGACACCGACATCTTGATCGTTCACGGCCCGCCGTTCGGCTATGGCGACAAGATCGAGAACATCCATGTGGGTTGCGAAGACCTCGCGGATCGGCTACATACAGTTCGTCCCCGACTGACAGTATGTGGACACATCCACGAGAACTACGGAATCTTTGCAGCCCCATGGGGAACCGTGGTGAATGCATGTACAATGACTGGTGGGTACAAGCCGAAGCAGGCTCCTATCGTCATCGAACTGCCCATCGTGGAGAAGCTGTAACAACCTGAGGGGCTCTTGGTTATCTCAGATGGCCCAGAGCCCTTCAGCATTTGGAGGGTTGGCCGAGCGGTCGATGGCGGCGGTCTTGAAAACCGCTGAACCCTAACGGGTTCCGGGGGTTCGAATCCCTCACCCTCTGCTGGAGAATACGATGTTCAACATGTTCGGCAGTCCACTCCCAAGAGACGAATTCAGGCTCCTTCTGAAGG